TACCTCTCTTCTTAGGAGCAGTAGGAGCAGCAGCGGGAACAGGGGCGATAGCCTCAGAGAGGGCAGCTTTAACATCATCCACAATCGGTATTAGCTCCGCTGGGGTGGGGTTTGGTTTAGGTGTTGGGGAGGGGAGTAGGAGGGATTTGAACCCACAATAACTAGATTCACAGTCTAGCGCTTTAACCTCTTAAGCTACTGCTCCCGTTAGTAAGGGTGGGCAATTAACATTAAGTTAAAGCCCACCCTTAAGAGATGGTAACTAAGTTACCGGATTACTACTATTACGCTCCGTAGGACTTGAAAGCGTATCGCGGGTCATGCGTGCCAGCAGCGCCCATTTCGCGGACCTTGACGCTCATAACCACATCTTGATTAAAGTCGTCTGGATTCGTGGGCGGGGCCTCAATCGTCTCAAACGGGAGGACTTGACGATAGATAAAGGCTTTTTGGAAGTCCGCTAAGAACCACCAATTTTTCGCATTAGCTGCGCTAACCCCACTGGCGATAACTAACGCGCGAGCAATCTTGCTAGAGTAGAGCGGGTATTCCACATCCAGAGGATTCGGGGCATTGTTAATGCGGTTGTCGCCAGAAGTAGCGTAGGGACCAACAGTAACCGACGTAGCCCGCAAGATATTCTTAAAGTCGTATTTCGACTCTGGCATACAGAGTAAGCCAGTGGGGTTAATCTCAATAGGCTTGTTGCTGTACGGGTCCACCATTTGGGCGGCTAACTGTTCCACTTCATTAATGATGGAGTGGCTAGCGCCTGCAACCGTTTGGCCAGACTTAACGTTAATCCAAGGGGTAGTAGGCTGATAGGTGTTGTAGCTCGTTCCTTTCCACTTGAAGTTATTAGTTAAGCCCAAAATCACACTTAACTGGCGCTCTTCCCGATCTAACCGCGCACGTCGCCCAAGCTTAGCCGCGCTCTCCTGAATCTGTCCAGTGCGGTCAGTAAGCACCGTCTCTAAGAAGATTCGCAGGACTTCACCAAACTTACCGATAGCCGGGTAGCTAACCCAATCCTCCACCATTTGGGTAGACGGGTAGGGTTGACCCGGTTGTAAGCGGCTAGGTCCGTCTAACACGTTACTAATCTTAGGTACAACCTGTTCACCTAAGTTAAACGGGGCAGATTCATCAATAACCCGCATTAACTTATCACCAATGAATTCGGGGCTATTGTATGCCTGTTGGACTTCCGTAACGAGCAGTTGACCCGTAATGTCCTGAAAGGCGCTAGCGTCAACCGCCTCAACAGCCTCTAAGGCACGTAAGGGACGGCTAAGCTTAGTGGCCCACGTCTCACCTAACAAGCCGTCCGCAAGTCCACCTAAACGGATTTCGCGGGATTTGATAGTACCTGTAGTAAGGCCCTCCTTAACCCGTTCCATAGTCTTTTCTTTGCCATATTCGCGAATCCACTGCTTAATTGCATTACCTAAATTACGCATAGTGATTTGTATTCCGCTGGGGTGGGGGATGTGTTTAAGGAGGAAGGAAAGAAGATAGGCCCTGTAGCCGATTGGCTTAAGAGATATGCAGGGCCTAAGGGGAAGTGGTTTGGTTAGGGTGGGCCTTAGTTTAAGCCCACCTCAATTAGACTACTGATTAATAGCTGTTAGTTGTCTTTTCCAGTAAGGCAAACTTAGCGGTAGTAAGGGAGGTTCCAGCCTCCACCACAACCCCAATAGCTAACATATGGCCCAGCGGGTCCCCAACAGCAGCAACCTTAGCTACCGTTTGGTTTTCCAGCGTATTAGCGCCAGTATTCTTAGCCATATTGACGTAATCGCCAACAGCTAAGGTAGTGGAGGTAATCGGGGCAGTAAAGACCCCAGCGGGGTCAACTCGGATGAGGTTGTCCGTACTGAAACCACTAACACGGGCTACGTTAGCCGCCTTAATACAGCCGCTAATACCAGCAAAGGACTTAGCGAAAGCGTACTGCGTTAAGGTGGTAGCGTCCTGAAGGACAGCGGTAGGCGGGGTACGTCCAAAACCGTAGCCGGTAATGAAGAATTGCGCCCCTTGATCCACCCCAAAGAGTTTGTAAGTACCGCTAGCCGCTGCGGTTTCAACATAGATGTTACGGCTAATAGCGTAGGTGGGGAGAGCGACAGCAGCCAAAACGATAGCTGCGCCAGCGGTAGGAGTAGCGGAACCGGCAGCGCTTAATGTACCTTCTCCCCACGGGAAGTTAAAGCTAACCTTAAAGCCCGTAGCCGCATTAGTGAGGCCAGTACCGATAGCAACGGCGCCGTTAGCACCAGTTGGGGCAGCGGTAGTGATTCCGGTTTCCCACGTCTGCGATTCAGCCTGAATGATGTTACCGCTAGAAAAGGCGGTTGCATCGCCTACCTCCACATCGGTAGCGGTAGCAACGGGAGCAATAACGGGAGAAGTAGCCCCGTATTGGTATTTAAGAGTCGGGGTAATTGGCATGTAAGTTAGCCCAAAAAGGTAAGATTAAGTGAATTGTTAGTTAAATGTTAAGGTTAGGCCCTTAACGGTTCTGTTGGGCTAACTTAAGCAAGTCGCCAACGGGAGGACATTCCTTAGGACCAACAGGGGGAGTCAGTGAAACGTCAACCGACTCCCGCCCCACACTAACCGCCTTACCGTCTTCCTTAGGCTTTGCGCCCAACTGCTTACGTTCTGCGATGTGGGCTAATTGGTCCTTAAGCGAGTATCCAATCAGGGAGTTAACAAAGAGCGGAGTAATTGCAACCGCTGGCAAGCCTTCCCGCTTACAGAGGCTTTCGATTGCCTCCTTAGCCTGTTCAATCTGCTTAGTCGTCTTAAGCTTATCGTAAGCCTTAAGGAGAGCCTTAATAGCTGGGTCCTTAGACTCTTTCAGTGATTCGGTAGCCTTCTCCTCATCCATATCCTCAGACTCCTTATTAGCCCCAATAACCTTATCGTCCTCAGTACCGTTACCCTCCTTAGCCTCCCCTTCCTTAGGCGATTCGGGGGTAACGTCCTCCATTAACTTAAGTGCTACAAGTAGCTTCTTTTTCTTATCCTCAACCGACAAGCAAGCATCGCACATAATGGCGGCTACTAACTTACCGATTTGGGCCTCATAGCCCTCCCCACCCGGAGCAATTTCTGCCTCCTCTTTAACACTATCAACAGAGCTAAGCATTTTCGATTCGTGCATTACTTTAATACCCTCTTTCAAACCTGAGGTTGTAGACGGATTGGCAACAAGGTCAACACAGTTAACTTTCAGAATCTCCTCAACCTTAACCCGCCCATCAGGCGCTATCGACTTAGTGTATAGTACATCATGACTTAGGCCGATTGCTTTAGGGTTGTTTTTTGCCCACCATATAAAGGAGGCATACTCCTTATGGGCGACATTAAGCCTTAACTCACGCGCCCATAGTCCGCTAGGCTTAGTATAGATGCCTACTAACCATCCGAATCGGTCAGAGAAGGGGCGGTAGGCATCTGGATCATTGATGTGGTCAACATTAACTAGGACCCCCTCATAGAGGCCCTTGTGCTGTTCCAGCATAGCTAAGGGGTAATCCCGCCCCGTCTTACCCTCTAGCCCACAAATCCACACATCCTTAACCACCCCGTTAACCTCATCCACTTCCAACCCCTCTACTTGATAGGTAGGGTTGGACCGCTGTTCGTGGTAAGCGGGAGTAAGGGTAGAGGTAAGCATTAAAGTAACCAGAGCAAGGGGTAGACCCAAATAAGTACGTTGGGCGATTTAGCAATCCAACTAGACCACTTGTCTAAGGGCCTCCATTACCTTAGCCTTAGCGCTCATTTTCTTAGGCTTAACTGCCTCCTTTACAGGCTCAACTGGGTTACTTTCCACTAGCGGTTTTTCTTTAGGTTGCTCCTTAGAAAAGTTCTCCTCTTCTTTACTGTTCTCTAAGCCGGTTTCCGCCCTAATGGTTTCCACAGATTTAACCCCCATATCGTGGTAAGTCTTATTGATATTGGCCTCCCCCTCCTTATCGTGAACCACTACGCTAGGCGCATCAGCCTTAATCTTAACTAAGTGGAGGTAGTTCCCGTCTAACCATCCCGTTTCCACTAAATGCTCAAGGTAGCGACTAATTAGGGACTTCCTAACCCCTACCCGCCCTTCACCAAACCGTTGCCTAAAGTATTTTTGTAGACGCAGAAACATACGGGTTGACGGCGCTTCAGCTACTAGCGAGCTAGTGTAGGCCCCCATGTCCGTAGCGTTACTGGTTAGCATCCATTCAGGCATAACTAACCTAGCCGCCACTCCCCTTAGCTCAGCCTTAAGGACCTCCACAAACTCACTAGCGCCGGTATTAGCCCCCGGCATATCGTATTCAATGTTATCTGAGCTAGTAAGGATAGTTCCGTCCTGATACTGCTCGATATTCGTCGTCTGGCCAGTTAAGGAGTTAGTAGAAGCAGTAGAGGTAACTGAATCCCTCAACTTAGCTATAGCTGCGGGGGTTCCACCACGTAAACGACGAATTAGGGCAATCTTAGCCCTAGCCTTAGCCATTGCACTAAGGGACCCCATTAGCTCCTCAATCCGCTTAAGGTTACGACTAACCGCGTAGAAGAGGGGCCTGCCCCGCTTAGCACTACGGTAGTTACCTTGCTTAAGGTGGATTACCTCCCCCTCAGGAATTAGTTTAGGTACGCGACTAACTAAGGGGCGCTCAATTATCCAATAGCCTTTAATCTGCTCAATGTCGTCCGGGTCACACTCAATACCGAAATTGTGGTCCCCGTTGTATTGGTCCTTAGCATTAGAGGAGCTAGTGACTAATTCAGGCTCAACAAAGCGGACCCGCATTAGTCCGTTAGCCTGAGGGAAAAGCCTAAGGAAAGCCTCTCCATCCACATCCATACGCCAGCAAGCCTCCCGCTCTATTTCATCTAGTCCATTAAACTCGTGGAATACGTCAATTAGAGACTGAGTGCGCGTTAGGTAGCCGTCTGGAACAGTAGCCCCACTTAAGGTAGCCACACTATACTTAAGGCCCTGCCCGATTAGGTAGCTAACCCGATTCTCTAGCCCACCTATCGCATACTCGCTGGTAGAGCAAAGAAGGCGGCTAACGTCCCTAAGTAAGGCTAGATGTTGCTCGCTAGTATAGACGGGAATATCCTCTCCCCGATTGACTGAACGTCTAAAGTACGGGGGAGGGGGGAACATTAACGGGCTAGTGCTGCCCGCTGCTGTATCGTACATCTGCTCTACTGGGTCCTGCCAGTTGATACTGTTCCAAGTGCCTAGAATAGCTTCTAAGGCCCTCTCCTCATGTTCAAGCTGTTTGATTAGCAGCGCGTCGCAAGTAGCCTTAACGGGGCTACCCGCACGTTTGGATTTAGCCTCCACGTCAGCGAATAGATTTTCATCAAGCATAGGTATTCCGCTGGGGTGGGAATTGGTTTAGTGGAAGTGTGGGCGACTTAACTAACGATAGGTAAGGGGCTTACTTAAGGCCCTTGCTGTAGTCTTCTAGTGCCTTAGCGATTGAGTCTTGATTCTCACAACCTAAGGGACTCTTAGGGTCAACCCACACTAAGCGGGTTACAATGCCTACTAAGGTGTACTTACCGTCGTGGAGGACAAAGGCGGGACCTCCTGAGTTACCATACCACCCATTCCCATTAAGGATTAAGTGGGGGTAGCTCTCCCCCTCAAATCCGCTAGTGTAGCCCTCTAAGCGG